CGTGGGCCATGGGAGCAATCGTAGCCTCCTTGGAAATAGTCAAAGAATTGACAATATTTAGCGTCTCTAAATGCGCCGGCAATTCCAATGCCGAATAGTCTCTGAAATGAATCAAATGGTTCTTTGATGTAAGTTTCAGAATAGGCAGCGAGCATCATCCATTCCTGTGTGGTACGGAAAGGGCGGTTGCCAAGCCAGGTGGTACCAGAAACGTGCATTTGCGAGGGTAAACCAGCGATACACGATTTGTCGACGGAAACCGTTGCGCGAAAGAATTTTGAGAAGAAATCAGACGATGATTGGAGAATGTTGTCTGCTTGTTCTTCCGGGATGATGAAAGCGGAGTCATCACCGTTAGTGCGCAACTGTGTCACGGACAGTTGATGGTATTTGGCGAAAGTCAAAATCCTGATTCTGTTGATAATTGAGTCGATCAGGTTGGTAAAGTGTGAGCCAGAGGGAACACCGATGTGTTTGGTAACAACGCGACCATTTGGTAAAACCATTGGTGTGTGGATAAAGTACTCCACTATGTTGTTCCAAGCATGGCGTAAACGCTCAGATTTACCGGGTCCAAACTCCTGAATGCCATTGACTTTGTCGTAATAGGCGCCAAAGTGAATGTTTTGTTCAAGAATCGAGAAAGCGGTACGGATTTCAGTTGTACACGGCAAAGTGTCAAAAGACTTAAAGTCGAGTCCGACTCCAAGTGAACCGTCTTCGTCTGAAATTAAGGACAGGTATCTTTGGATACGATGTTTATTGTCAGGACCAGTGAGTAAAAGGTCAGATTTTTGCTGCCAGATATGTTCAATCAATGGTTGAGCAAAAACAGCCTCACAGGCAGTCATCGCACCTGGATACATCCAGACGAGTCTAGTTTTGGGTTCATCGGCACTAGCCAGGCCGCCACGTGTCGCAGGAGTGCAGGGTAGGTTGGGGCATCTCCAAAGCGGGTATCTTTTCAAGTGGTGGAAGTGAAATCTACCATCTTGTCGAATCTCGTCCATTGCATCACCTTTGCGGATATAACGTGGGTATCCAGAAGAGGTGCTTGAGACCAGATCAACGTCCAGAATCCAGTGAGGAACAACAGGGGCATCAAGCCGAAACTCGGACATCACTTGTTCGGTAGCAGCTTTGTAACAGGCTGTAAACCGTGAGTTTGCAAGTGGTAAGAAATGTTCGCGCTTATCATATTTGCAGAGTGAAGCGTAAACATCCCATTCGTCGCCGGGTGCTCGGGTGTAACCTCTGATACTCTCATGGAGCTCAGGATCGAAAGACTTTAGCGCTACATCAACGTACGGGTCGTATCGTTGGGTTTGCCTTAATATTCCACGTTTATGTTCCGGAAGCTTGCGGGTTTCCGTAATGTAGCGGAATCTGTTATCCCAGGGATGGGAGGAAGACAATAGCGCATGTTCTTCAGCAAGGAGAGGTTTGTCAACTCCGTTAAGAGTCATGTCCTTGTGGGAAGGGTTTTATAGGGCTGGG